CGCCTGTGTCGCCCTTCGCTCCCTGTGGGCCTGTTGCGCCCTGTATCACCCTTGACGCCTTGCGGGCCTTGCGCGCCCGTTGCGCCTTGCGGGCCTTGAGGCCCTTGCGCGCCGTCGGCTCCTTGCGGCGCCCGTTGCTCCCGTGTCGCCTTTGGCACCAGTCGCGCCCTGCGGGCCTGTCGCGCCCGTCGAACCTTGAGGGCCGATGCGCGCCCTGCGGCCCAGTCGCCCCCTGCGGGCCTTGCGGGCCGACATCGCCGGACGTCTGACGCGAGCCGTTCGAGATGACGTACCACCCGTCGTCGGCGTAGGCGGCGGTCGCGCCGGAGAGGAGCGTCGTCTTAAAGATGTTCCGCGTCGCGCTCCCGCTCGAGTCGATGAGGCGAATCGGTCAGCGTGACGGACGCGGTGTCCGCGTTGTAGATCTCGACGCCGCGAACCACGAACTCCGTCGAGGAACCCGGCGCGCTTAGGATCGTGACCGCCGTCGTGCCGTTCAACGCGGCGTGTTGAACCTTTGCCGTAAACGTTGTCGCCGTATGTTCGGCATACGAAACAACCGCGGTAGGGTTCGTCGTTGCTACCGCTCCGGTTAGGACGGCTTCCAACGTTTGGGTTGTGTTGCTTAAAGTAATCATAAACCGATGTTTACCGCCTTAAGGATATCGGCAAGGTTAGCGGTTCCGCTACCGGTTGCCGGCTTCCATGCGATACCTTCGGCGGTTGACGAATCCGCGGTTAAAACGTAATCGTTCGTTCCAATCGGCAATCGTACAACCGTTGACGTTGTGCGGGTAAGCAAATCCCCTTTGGCGGTTAACGTGGTCGTGCCGCCCTCGGCGCCCTGGGCGCCGGTGGCGCCTGCGGCCCCTGGCTACCCTGCGCGCCTTGGGCGCCTTGGGCGCCCTTGGCCCCTTCCGGCCCTTGGGGGCCGATGGCCCCTTGCGCGCCATCGGCGCCGTTCGCACCCTGCGGCCCCTGGCTACCCTGCGCGCCTTGGGCGCCTTGGGCGCCCTTGGCCCCTTCCGGCCCTTGGGGGCCGATGGCCCCTTGCGCGCCATCGGCGCCGTTCGCACCCTGCGGCCCCTGGCTACCCTGCGCGCCTTGGGCGCCTTGGGCGCCCTTGGCCCCTTCCGGCCCCTGGGGGCCGATGGCCCCTTGCGCGCCATCGGCGCCGTTCGCACCCTGCGGGCCCCTGGCTACCCTGCGCGCCTTGGGCGCCTTGGGCGCCCTTGGCCCCTTCCGGCCCCTGGGGGCCGGCTACCCTTGCGGCCCTTGCGCGCCTTGGGGGCCGGTCGGCGTAACCTTCCACGCCACGCCCTCGGCCGTCGTGGAATCAGCCGTCAAAACGTAATCGTTTGCGCCAACCCCAAGACGCGTAACCGTGGACGCGGCCGTAGCCACGAACAAATCGCCCTTCGTCGTTGCCGTCGATTTGGCAACCTTCGTATCGGAATACGCTTTGGTTGCCGCGTCTTGGTTGTTCGTTGGGTCGGCAACCGATGCGATGGAATTTGCGTCCATCGTCAACGTGCCTTTTATCGTCACGTTCCCGTCGCCGTAGACGAGGACGGTCGGAGCGTTCGAGGTGTTCTGAACTTCGAGGACGGCGTCGGTGTTCGCGTTCGCCTGAATCGTGACCGCCGCGTAGCCGGACGCGCTCGGCTTGATCGTGTTACGCGCGGCGTTCGCCGGGGACTTCGTTACGAGGTCGATCCCCGAGATGGTATAGGTTGAGTTCACGCCCCCGTCCGCCGCCGTGATCCCATCCGCGACGGCGATCGCGCGCTCCGCGCTGAGGTCGCCCGTGTTACCTATTGTCAGGTACGGTACGGTAGACGGCGCGAAGCCCGACGCCGCGATCGTTACGCCCAATCCAGCGCCGGCATCGGTAATCGTAATGCCGCTTCCGGCCGTCAAAACACGTTCGTTGGTTAGCGTCGAATTCGTCGAAAGCGTTACGTACGTGGCATCGGTAGGCGCACCGCCACCGCCACCGCCACCAGCCGAACCGACGCCGGCCGATTGCACGGGAGTAACGGTAAGAATCGTTGACGGAACCGCCGGCCGTGTCGGTGATGTTCCGGCGCCGTAGGCTTCAACGGAAACGCCGGTATCGGTGGAAGACCACTTAAGTTGTAGGTAATCCGAAGCGGCTACCGTTACAACAAAATTCCAAGATTGGACGGATTCGTGGCCGCCTTTAATCGTAAATTTGGAATTTGAATCATCTACGTTTGTGCCGTTCTTCGCCAACCACAAATCTATATCGGCATCCGAACCGCCCGAATGGGTGAATTGTGCCGAAAATTGAACGTTGTACGTTCCGGCATACGTAAAGGTTATGCGGGTTGGGTTGCCGCTTCCGTCGTTGACGATGGAAACGCCGTTGGATTCCGACGTTGAACCGAATTCCAACGCGTACGCGGTGTTGGCCGCGGCGGCCGCTTGGTCGGTTTGGTCGTAAAACGCTCCGTAATAAACGCCGGGGAAATCGTACGAACGTCCAACCAACGCCAAGATTTGCGGAACGTATCGGGTATGCGGCCGACGTAATGTTATCCGAACGTTGTTTTGGGTGAACGCGCTAACCTCGGCCGGAACATACGGAGCGTAGGAACCCGACGCAAAACGTTGTTCGACCGTTGGCGTTAGCGCGGCCACAACGTCCGGCCAGCCGGCGAACGTCATAACCTCGGCCACGGTGCCGCCGTACGTAAAGCCGGCTTGGTCGTACGTGATGCCGTTAAAACATTCGTTGCCGGTTAGGTATCCGGTTGCATACGTAAACGTTGCATCGGCGTACGTCATTGACGCTTCGTCTTGCGTCATTTCGACGTTTTGCAATCCGGCCGAAACATCCCAAATGGCGCGCGTAGCCGTATCCGTCAACGAAGACGAAACGTAGGTGCCGCTCAAATCGCCTGTATCTAGAACCAACACGCCACCGGAAACCACGGTATCCGTTTTGGTTCCAGGGAACGAAACCGAATCGGTAACGGTTTGAACCGCTTTGTACGTGCTTGGCGAAACAACCGGGGTAACGGTAGCGCTTACCTCGGTTGACGAATAAACGCCGCTTGCCGAAACGGTGCGGCACAAAACCTTAAAGGCCGCGGCCGATGGCGTCACCCCGCACCAACGATGCGATGCCGTGCGGCCAAGCAAAACCGAACCCGCCCACGTTCCCGTTGTTGAGGTATACCGGAATTCGTACGCGGCTACGTCGGCCAAATCGGCCGGCGGTGTAGCGTCCAACGTCAAATCCAAATCGGCGGTAGCCGCACCAATCGCAAGCGGGGGCGCCGGCCTAGCGCCGCGACCGGTCGGGAACGCATAGAAAAACGTTCCGTATTTGGGCAACCGTCGATTGCCGGCACCGTTAACCGGCGCGATGGAAACCACGTACGACGTAAACGGCGCAACGTCGAACGTTAGCGTTTGGTCGGCACGGCCGACGTATTGCCAGGAATGATCCGGCGCGCCGGTTTCGTCACCGAATGCGTACCAAACGTCGGCACGGTTCCATTTGCTGGCCGTATCCCATTCCGCGCGCAAACGCACGCGCGCGCAACCGTCATCGCACGTAACCAAATATTGTTCGACGACGCGGCCCCGCGTGATTCGGTCGGGAACGGCGCGCGGGTCGGGAATCGTATCGGTGAACGCTTCGATTTCGCCGGGGTCATCGTTGTATACCGCTACGTTGTATTCCGTTGCGATAATCCGGCGTTGCAAATCCGGCGTTAGCGTAATCGAATCAATTTGGAACAACTTTGGCCACGGGTACGCCGTGCCATCCGAACCAACCGCGATGGGATCGCCGGCCGCGGGATTCACCGTCCACGCCGAAGATACGGTTAGCGTCGATTCTTCGGCGGCATCGGTAGCCGTCACCGTGCGTTCCTGCACAATGTCGTACCCAAGCGTTGCCGAATACGTGCGAACAACGACAACCCCGCCGGCCGGAACCGAAGCAACCTTGGCGTTAATCTTTACCGACGTAGCGGTGGAGGATTTGACGCGGCCGCCAACCCCGCGGCCGGTTGCGTCGTGCTGGATGCGGACAACATCCATCGGCAACAAATGCAACGATTCTACGCCGGCCGTCCATTCGATACGCCGGCGAAGATATTTGGAACGGTTCAAATCCCGTTGGGCCAACCGCGCGGCTTGCTTGCCACGGGTAATGCCCACGCCCTGGATGGAACGCTTTACAACGGGGTTGCCGTTCGTGAAAATTTCGGTTGTGTCGTAACGTTTTTGCCAATCGGCTTCGTAACCCGTTTCGGCGTTTATATATTGGACTTCAACCGCGTTAACGCGGTCGGCCTTACCCAACCATTCCACGGCAAAATCGGCCATGTTGCCGACGCTAAAAACGCCAACCGTGGTTTGCGGTTTATCGGGAACGATGGTTACGCGGTTGCCAATAATCATCGCGCGCGCGAATGACGAACGCGCCACGGTTGCCACCAATTCCCAACCGCTTTGTACCTCGTCAACGCTCAATCCCAATTCGGCGCGTTTGCCGGCGCCTACCTCGGGGATTTCATCGCAATACGCGGCCCAATCGTAAAACGAACCTAGGTCGATATTGTCCAGCGTCAACCGGCCGCCGCGGCCCATGCCGTATTCCTGAGAAAGCAACAAATCCAAAACGCACCACGCGGGGTTCGTCGTGAACGCCGGCGCCGAACCGAAATTCGGGTTGGTTTCGGAAACGCCATCCCATATCCAAACCTTGCGGCCGTTAACGTCGGCCGTGATGGTCGGTATTGCACCGCCCAATTGGTCGGTTCCGTTGATTCGCAACGCAACCAAAGCGCGGCCAGGATACGAAAGGGAATCCCGCGTGATTTCGTTTACCGCGATTAGAACCGATTTCGATTGCCGATCCGAATCGGTATCCGGCCAAACCGTCATCCGTTCTAATTCGATTTCGTAAACGGCCAACGTCGGGAACGTAATCCCGAATTGCCGGAACGTCGGTGACGAACGCGCGGCGTTGAACGGGAACGTTGGCGAATATGCCGACCACGTGGCCGCGCCTTGCTGGCGGTATCGGTATCGGAACGATGCCGACCAATTCGTGGGAACGCCGTTGTCCAAATCGTACAACCCAAGCGGGAATGCAATTTGGATATCCACCGCGTCTACGGCTTGCGAACACGTATGCACGAACGGTTGGTTTTGCAATAACGTAACGTCGTACGTAATCGCCGTGACGTTATCGCGGAACCCGTCTACCGCGTCTTGGGTGCGTTCACCCAAACGCACGAACACTTCGCAATCGTATTCGGATGCGGGGTTGCCGTTGATTTGGATTCCGGCGGGGATAGCCGAACCCGTTAGATTGTCGGCCGATTGCGTCAACCCGCCGATGGATTGAACGGGGCCGCGGCTTAGGAAAACCATCAAATGCAAAATGGAACGGCCTTCGGCGTCGATTTTCTGGAACGCCGAAATAATGTTCCCGCCAACGCGGCGCGTTCCGTAAACGATGGGTTGCGCCACGCCAACAACGGACGTATTGCGTAGGCCGCTAAGGTTGAACGTCGGTGTTTGTTCTTCCACCGGCGCTTGGTCGGGTGCAAGCAATTGGCCGATTGCGTACCCAACCGCTTGCAATGCCAAGCCGATTAGGAACGCTTCCCAACCGGCACCGCGGCTAAACGCCAGCGCTTCGCCGGCAACCACGGTTCGTTCCCAATCCGTAATTCGGCCTTCGGCCCCAATCGCGATGTTTGCCCACGCCGGCGCGTAGTCGCGTACGCGCGCGCCATCCGTCAACGGAACGCTAAAAACGGTGCGTTCCCCTGGTTCAAAGGCGTTCGGGATTTCGACAACGGTTACGCCATCGCGGCTAATCGTTGGTAAGGCCGTAACCGTTTCTTCCTTCGGTCGAACCACGGCGGTTGCAATCCCCGCGCGTTCATAGATTCCAAGCCGCGAAACGATGACGCCGTGGATTTCGTGGGAATGCAAAATCCGGCGTTCCCCAAGGTAAACCGCCACGTGGTCGATTACGCCGGTTCCCGCCGAATTGCAGAGGATTAAATCGCCCGGCATCAAATCCGACCAATCCACCGAACGGAAGCCGGCATCCGCAAGCAATTGCGCGGGGTCGGCTGGAAGATATCGACCCAAGCGCCGATACACTTCCACGGCCAGGTCGTAACACCCCGTTTGACGCCACGGGATGCCCACCAAATCTTCGTACGTCTTGGGAGGAATGACGAAATTAAACACGTGCCGGCCCCTTTGGAATTCCAGGGAAACCGCCGAAGCGGTCGGGGTGCAAGCGCGGGAACCCGTTTGCCACTTCGTTATCGCCGTGCTTGCGGCAACCATTATCGCCGTCCAACGTCAAATCGCACGTGGTTACGTCGAATAACGGCGCCGTGGCCGAAATCAAATTAGGCAAATTCGTTCGGTATAAACATTCGTTGCCACCGTAAACGTACCCGCACCGGCCGCGTTCCTGGCGAATGCTTGGAACCTGGCAATCCAACAACCCGTATTGGGCAAGGCTAAACGTCGCGGCCGTCAACGTGGCCGTAGCCTTAACGATTTTCCATTTGCCTTTATCAATCGCCGTAGCCGCTTGCGCCGACCAAAGGTAAATTCGGCACGTTCTATCCAACACGTTTCCGGCTTCCAATTCCAACGCCACTTCGCGCGTGACGTTGCTAACGACAACTTGCGGCGTCGGAAGATTTGATTCCCCGTCAACGTCAAACCCCGAAACACCGATGGGAAACGGGTTGTACGTCTTCCCGCCGTACGAAATCGGCGCATCGGAACCGGCCAAATAAAACCCGTTGGTGCCGTCGCGGTCGATTTCAAACAACCAATTAAACGGGTAAATGGAACGACGTTCGTTCTTTGCAACGTAAAACGAAGCCGGTATAGATTCCGTCACGTTAAAACCTCTTCAACGCCGGCGGCCGCGGCCCAAACGCTTGGGCCGATTTTCTGGAATTCGATATCGGTTGTGAACCGAACCGTTATTCCCTGGTTGGTTTCGGGTTCCGTCCATGTCCACGAATTGAACCGGCCTTTAACGTTCGTCGTTAGCGTTTCTAGGTCGGCTTTCTCCGAATCATCTAGGGCCGTCCACCGGAACGCCCATTTGCGCCGGCGTCGGGTTTGGTTCGGAAACGCTACCCTATCCCCGGAATCGGACGTAAACGTGGAAACCGCCCATTGGTCTTGGGTTTCTTGCGTCCACGAAGGTTGCACCGTCAATGCGTAAGCCGATGCGTTGCTTTCAACCGATACCGCCGATGCAACCAAATTCGGTGCCGGCGGGTAAGTGTACGCCGGCGTTGACGTTGTAAGGTTTGCAAGGTTGCCAACGTCGGCAACCCGTAGGCGCTCGAAATGGTTCGGCGTCATTATGTCCGAAGCGCCTAGGCCGAATATGCCGCCGGTTGCAAGGCTACCAACGCGCCAGCCGGGACGGTTAAGGAATCCCACGTACAATTCGCCGGCGTTCCACGTAGCCAACGAACCTTGGCCGGTATCGAATCCGTATTGGCCGGAATTAATCGCGCTTGGCATTCCGATAACCCCAAGCACGCCGGCCGCGTTGGCGAACGAAACCAAAAACGATGCAAGGCCGAACGATGGCGCGAACCACGTACAACGTGCTTTTAATGTCCACCGATCACCGTTCGACGCATTCGGCAACGTGATGGCCGCACCGCCGATATCGGAAAACACGGGGTTGGAATACGTCGAACCCGTCGAAACCCGAACCAATCTACCCGTGGTCGTTGGCGTCGTGCCGCCGGTACGCGTCACCAACACAACGTACGAACCGATGGTGGACAACGTGCCGGCGAACATTAATCCCAAATAGGTTGTATGGTTTGCCGTCGTGGTTGTCGTGCCGCCGGTCGTGGTCGTGATTGTGTCGGTTTGATCCCGCCAAACCAAATCGCACGAAATTTCGGCTACCTTATCGTTGGTCGAATTCCCGCCTACCTGCGTAAACCAATTCGTGCCTAGCGCTACCTTGCCCATTTGGGATGGCGTATTTTGATTCGTGCCGCTTGCAAATCCAACACCGTTTGGGACGGCGCGCATAAATATGCCACCGGAAAGAAACGTGGGCGCGCTGGCGGAACCGTTCGAAAATCCGTTACGGCGCCATTGGCCGTTCGGTTGCGTCCAAATGGCCGGCAACGTGGCGGTATCGCCATAGAAATTGTCGAAAATGAGCGTAAGGCTCATGCCACGCCACCGCCGGAAGCAACGACGCGCAACCGTTGACGGGTTCCAACGTCATTCGCAAGCAAACCCATTAGCGCGCGTTTTACTTCGGTGGCCGTTCGTACTGGGTCTTGGGCGCCGCTTACCGTTATGGATACGTTGCCGATGCCACCGCCAACGGCTTGCGCCGTGCGGCCGGCGGTAATGATGTTTCCCGACGTAGACGGCACGAACAATTCGGGGCCGCGCTCCCCGACCATAAACGCATTGCGGCCGCCAACGAAACCGCCCGATGCTTGGCCGATTAGGTTAGTCTCGGCGGTGGACAAACCTTGCACGGTTTCTTCCGTGCTTCCAACCAACGAACCAAGCACGGACGTTAGCCATTTTCGCATTGCTTCGGCGGCCATCATTCGGCCAACGTCGGCCAAAATTTGCCCAATCATCCGCGTAAACGCGCGCGCCACGTTATCGGTGCCGCTTATGATTGCGTCAAACGCGCCCATAAATCGGTCGGTGATGATGCCGGAAACGTTTTCGATTTGTGCTTGCATCCGTTCCGCGGCTTGGCGTTGGTTTTCCAGCGCTTCCAATTCCAACGCGTCTTGGTCGTTCCGATATCGGATGAACGCTTCCAATTGCTTTGCCAACGTTGCTTCGTACGCCGCGACGCGTTCGGCGTTGTTCTTTGCTTCGTCTTCGGCGTCGTATTCCCGCAACCGGTTAGATGCGTCGATAAAATCGCGCTGTTCATCGGACATAGCCAAGAACATTTCGCGCGAATCGTTTATCTTTTCATCGTTCGATTCGATCCAATCCGATAGCATTTTATCGACGAATTCGGCATCCGCGGCCAACGTCATACGCCGTAGGTCGGCCAAATCTTTATCGGCCTGGTACGAATCCGGCTTCCGGCCGTACTTATCTAACCCCGTCAATTCCTTTACGCCGCGTGCTTCGTTTTGCGCGCGGATGCGTTTTTCGTCGGCTATATCCTGTGCTTCCCGCGCGCGTGCTTCGTTACGTGCTTTCTCGGCTTGGGCAGTATCGTACGCAACCAATGCGGCTTTGGCGTCTTGGATTGCTTGCGTAAGCCGTTCGTATTCGCCACGTTCGCGGAACACGCTATTAGCGAATTCGTTTTCGGCGTCAATAATGGCGACTTGCAAGGCCGCCCGATCCGTCAACGCGGCACCGATGCCGGCCGCGTTTTTCATTCGTTGGGCTAAATCATCCATCAACCCCGACAAACCAGGGATGGACGCAATTAGGGTATCCCAACCATTGGTTTAGTGCGGCACCCAAACGATTAAACGATTCGGCCGCTTCGGTTAGGCGCTTTAATGTTTCGGGGCCGAATTGCGCCGTAACTTTCTTGGCATCCGGCGCAAATTCGTTCAACTTCGCGCCTAGTTTATTGAAGCCTTCCCATAACCCCTTCAACCCTTTTAGGGGTACTTCGAAGGCGCGCGCGTCGAACCCGCTAAAAAATTCTTGGTAGCCGTAGCCGCACGTTTCAACGCGTCGGCCATGCGGCCGATAATGCGTTGGGATTCTTTGGTTACGTTGTCGGTAACCTTAAGTTTTATATTAACGTCCGTCACCGGCTAATCCTTTCGCTCCCGTTGACGTTCCAACGTGGCGTGGTATTCGGCCCCAAGAATCTTTACCGCGTGCCACCACGTTAGGGATTGGTCGATAAGGCCGCCAGCCGCCGGCAATACTCCGGTTTCCAACAAATGCCGCGAATCGGCAACCAACGTTTCGGCACGGCCAATCGTTCGATTCGGACAACGGGTTACCGGAAACCCCTGGGGGTTGCCGTTGCACAATTCGCAATTTGGTTCCGCACCCGCACAAGCGGGACACGTAAGAAATGCGAACGGCGCCGGCGCGTCCGAATCGCACCCCCAACGGTTGCGGATTGTTTGCGGAATCTTTCGGCATAAACGGCAATTTTGTTCGAAACCGCCGGCGGCCGCGCAACCGGCAACCGTTAGGTTTTTTTCTTCCACCGTTAGGACGTTCAACGAACGGATTTTGTCCGCGATTTCGTTACGCCATTCCTTATGCAACCTCGAAAGGAACGAATCCGTTACGCGGCCTTGCTTATCGGTTTCGAAATGAACCGTTTTGCCGGCCGCATCGCGGAAATTTTCCACGCCAACCAACCCAACGCGCAACGTCATTAGGTCTTCGGTTCCTGGTTGCAATAGGAATTGGCCGTTGCCGTTGGCAACCATCTTTACGTTTTGGATTGTTTCATCGTCCCGAACCGTAAGGGTTCGAAGAATCCAAACCGTTTGTTGGTCTTCCGGCTGATCGGCGTCTTCCTTCAAAACAAATCGGTGCGTTCGGTGCGGATCAAGTGCGATAGCCATACGCCGATCCTATCACGAACCGTTAGCCATGGTTATAGAGAAATCCCCATCCGGCGTGGTGCTATCCGACGTATCGACGATTTCGAAATCCAAGCCGGCAATTTGGATGCCGTTACGGTTCGCGTCGTTCACGTTGGTTACGCGGCAATTCGACGCGGCGAACGTCAAAACACGCGTGGACGGGGAACCGGTGGCGCCGGTGTTCGTCACCGCAAACGACAATTCCTTAACGGTATTGTTTCGCAATTCGCCGTAGAAATCGTTGGATGCCACCAAGTTCCAAATCCGGGTCGATTGAACCCGTAGGTCGGCGGTCGGTTATCACCGCGTGCAGGAACCCGCTAGCGTCGTTAACGGATTCGCGCATAACTACCGTGTTGCCGATATCCAAATTGATTGTGGACAAAACCGGACTAAACGTAGTGCCGCCCGCACGTTGCCCGAGACCGCCTTGGAACACGCCAGGAATGGCGCCTTCCTGGGTCGGTACTTCCAACGTGCCGGTTTCCACGCCGTCATAAATGCCGGTAAACGTGAACCTTGCCAACAACGGTTGCCCTACGCGGCCTTCAAACGTGACGGTGCCGGCGCATCCGCGCGCCTTAAAAATCACGGCATCGGAAAGGCCGGCCGCGCCAAGCGCTACCCGAATGCTTAGGGTTTTTGGTCGGCCGCGTTGGATGACGGCTTCCAAACGTTCGACGCAAGCGCGAAGCCGCAACCTTGTAGCGCGCGTTCCCAAACATCGGCCGTGGTCGTGTTGGCCGTATGCCGTACTTCCACGGTAAACGAAATTTGGCAACCAATCGTTCCGACCAAACCGGGGAGTTTGGTTGAGGTAGGCTTTCTGGGTATCGCGGTCGAACCGGCCGAATTGGGTTGTTGCTTGGATATCGTACGCAATCAACGCGTAATCGGCCGTTGCGAAAGCGCTACCGCCGGTTGGGGTCGTCCCCTTAACGGTTTCAACCTTCAACCCGATATGCCGCCGTTTGCTAATCAATGCTTCGCCCATGTTCTTACCTCCGGTTTGCGGGGTCGTTGGTCGTGGTTCGGTACCGCAATTGGATAACCAATTCCAAACCCGTTAGGGGTTGGCCCTGTTCATCGTATAGCGGCCGGTTGCTTTGGAAAATCAAATCATCCACAACGCCACCAAGCGTTGGGTTATTCAATGCCAATTCCAAATCGTACAACGCACCGGAAATCGTCGTATCCGGCGTCCACGATTCGACAAAATAAAGGATACGTACCGACATGGTGCGTACGTAAACGTTCCATGTCGATTCGGCCGCGCGTGGTTCGTACGTTTCTTCCTTACCCGCCAAATAAATAAGCGGGTAGCGCGGCAAAACGGTCTGCGTTCAATTCGACGCGTTCGATTTGCGGCGTTACCGTGCCGTTCCACGTTTTGCCGGCCACCACGGTTGCGATGGTAGCCAATTGCGCGGCCAACGCCGCGTAAATGGTTTCACGGTATGCGGTGGGCATTACGGCAAAACCTCGGTTATTTCGAGCGTGGCCGCGAACCCAAGCCGCGAAGATTGCACAACGCTAAACGTGTTCGGCACGATGGCGTACGTTCCGTTGGGCAGAAACGTTGCTTGCGATTCGGTGAACGTATACGCACCGCCGCGTTGGCCGTGAACGAACGCGCGCAATTCGTACCAATGAATGGGTTCCAGCGCGGCCCATGCCAACGAATACCGCCGGCGTGGCGTGTTGTTCCGGTAGTTAACCCGAACGCTTAATGCCTCGGGGTAACCCGTTCTCATCGGCTAGCCGCGGCTTTGCTTCGGCAAACGGGAACGACGGAACCGGCATGGCCGGCGTTGCCCACGAAATCGCCATGCCCACCGCGGCATCGCCGGAAGCCGTAGCCGTGAATGGCGAAACGATTTGCCCTAAGGTAGCCGTGCGTCAACGTATACGTTTCGGTTGCGCCGTTGGCTAGCGTGTTAATCAAATTGAACCGAAGACGCGCATTCGTGGCGTTCGGATTCGCAAGGCTAACCAGCCCACCAACCTTGCCGTTGGCATCCGTCAACCGAAAATCGTACCCATCGGAACGGGATTGCAACGCGGTTACCAGGCCGCGTGGTCGAACGGCAACGAATTGGTATCGACGGTCGTTCCCGACGTAATCGCGGAACCCGACGTATTCGAAACCGTCACGGTGGCAATCACAACGTGCCGCCTTTCGAGGCTTGCACGGCAAGTTTTGCAATCGTAAACGGAATCAATTTCAACGTTTCCGGCAATTGCGTTTCGATTGCTTCGGATTGAATCTTCCGGTAACCAAGGCGCGGGGAATCGACGCGCGCCGCAACAAAATAAATTGTTGGCCGCCGCGGCTGGCGGTCGTGCGGGTTCGCACAACGTCACCGTACCGCGCATCACGTTTAACCATGATGTTTCGGGATTTGTAGGAAACCTTCCGTTTGCCGGCAATCCACCCGTTGGTTTCAGCCCATGCCAACAACGGCGCGTCGTAACGCTTCGTCATATTGGTTACGGGAACCCAAAGAAATTCGAACCGTTTCGGGGTGATATCCGGCAACGTGCCGCCTTTGCCGATGGTGCCGAATTCGTGAACCCTGGCAATTCGCGCGGCGTGGGCATCCATGAAACCTACGAACGCTTCAAATCCGATGTTCGGCGGTGCGTCGTCCTTAACCGCCATCGGCTTAACACCGCCAATGAGGTTGCCGGCAAGCGTTCGACCGGTGCGGCGGTTTAAGTCCGATCGCGCCATCGCCGACCGGAGAGCCGGCGTCGCCATCGCGCGGCCGACGTCGCCGACCCACGCGAGCAGCGGAAGCCGAACCGCCTTTGCGGGCGATCGTCGGGAACTTCGCGTACGACGGCGGCCACCGGCGTTAGGTCGACGTCGATCGCGACCTGCATCAGGTGCGCCGCCGATATTGTTCGAGGACGACCTTCACCCACGGCAACCACGCAGTCGGCGCCGACGGAAACCGATCCGGCATCACCCGCTCACCGAGGCCAAGCCCAAGTTCGTTCCGGCGGTGCCAACAGGTACGCGACCTGGATGATCCACGGCGCCGGCGATGTCCGGGAACGCGGCCGATGAATCCGGCCGTATCCGGCCGCCATACCGCCCGTGT